TTACAATGGCTTACGCGATAAAGTCACCCGCAATGGGCCAACAGTGAAATACGAGCGCCGCCAGTTGTTAGGCTTTACTGACGGCGATATTGAATGGATTGGGGATCTGGCGTTGGAGTGGCTTGGGAAGTAGTTACGAATTATGTATTAGGTAAGTGAGCTTTCGGGCCTTTCCATTCGAATGAGTCTAGTAAACGCTGCAATATTGAACGCAATATCTCCATTGATGCTGGAGATACGTCTACTTCACCATAGTGCCCATTAGCCATAGTATTTCCGTATTTAGTGCCATTTAAGCTATTTAGTATTAAAACTCCAGAATCTGATTTGACCATTTGATTATCAACAGGTTTTAATTCTAATGGTTGAGGAGGTCTACTTGCATCCAATCCTCTCGATCTATCTTCTATATGATGAGCTGTATTTCGAACACCTAGCAGGTCAGGGAAATACTGCCTTAGCTCACAATGGAGGTCAGCGATTAATTCTGGCACATCACGATAATTCTTTAATACCTTTAAAAGTTTATCAAATGAATCGAGAGCATATAGAAATATGCGAGCATTTATTAGTGGCTGGTTATGAATGAATTCTCGGGGCAATTGTCCTTTAGACCATTTTTCACGCTTAAACCTAATTTCAGTCTCAAGTTGGATTTCATCCCAAGCATTATGGTTATGTGGGTTAAGGTGCTTGTTTTCTAATTCTTTTTTGATTTCATAACGTCTGGCATTATCAAGTTGCCATTGCTCCAGTATTGGATGTTCATTATTTTGATTTATGGATGTAAGGAACAGGTTCAATGCTAAATTCGCTTCATAAAATTGACTTTCCAAGTTTCTTAGTAAGCCCTCTACTTCCCAACTCCATTCATGGTCATCGCTTTCCAACCAAGTTCCTGGCTTTAATATTTCGAAAATATACAAAGGCCCTCCTTTAATTCATAGAATTGGCCAGCTATTCAAAATAGTAAGCCAGCAAAAGTCTGAGTATATCTACGCTAGCACAATAAAACTTGCAATTATGCTAGGTTCTACATGCCTTTTAAGCAATTATTATGAAAGTGTATAGAGTGATAACTCACCTTGGTACTTGCATTCAATGTAAATATCTTTATTGCTGAGAATAAGCTAACGGGATAGCGTTACCACAATAGGCTAACAGTTAGAGATGAACGCCGCCAGTTGTTAGGCTTTACTGACGGCGATAGTGAATGGATTGGGGATCTGGCGCTAGAGTGGATTGCTAAATAATACTACATCACAGCATCCCATGAGTTTTAGCGTAATCGCGCAACGCTTCATTCATCTTAGTTTGCCATCCATCCCCCTGCGCCCGATAGGCGTCTACCACATCGTGATCAATCCGTAGTTTAACCGGCTCTTTCGGATTTGCCAGTTTTGGCCGACCACGGGTTTTTATCACCTTTTCCGCGCCCTCTTTACCAAACAACTCGGTAAATACCTCGGTGGCTGGACGTGCGCGGGCAAACTCTGCCTCGCCCCACTCAGGGTTATCTGTCATGGTGACTTTACTGATTTTTTTGTTCATATCGCTTTACCTCACGGGAATTGGCCTTACGCAAGCTGATAACATGCACCTTGCCGTTACGTGGTGTGAATACCAACATATGTAACCGCTCTTTAATGTAGCCCAGTGCCTGAAAGCGCCGCTCTGGATATTCCTTACGTAGATCCTCAACAATTAGCGCGGTGGCAACTTCGAAATCACGCGCCATCTCAAAGGACAATTTACGTTCAGCAATATTTTTTTCGTTTTTGGTTGGGTCGTAAGATATGTCCATGCATTTAATGTACCCCCAATAAATGGAGCAATGCAAGCGATATCAGCATTCATGCTTTAGTTTCATTTCTCTTGTGCCATCCCCCACACAAAACCCATCACATGCCCCGCGCGCCCGTAGGCGGCACACTGGCCGCATGAATATCCTTATTGCTGGCATTAAACGCCTGTTGGCTAACATTATCCGTATTGGCATTGTCTCAGACGTCAGTCTCGCCAACGGACTATGCCGGGTCAAAATAGGCAACCTTGAAACCGATTGGCTCAATTGGTTAACGCTGCGCGCCGGTCGGGTGCGCTTTTGGTCTGCGCCGTCAGTGGGTGAGCAAGTGATGGTGCTCAGTATCGGCGGTGAACTCACCACCGGCTTTGTGCTGCCCGCCATCTTTTCAGATGCCAATCCGGCACCGTCACAATCACCTGACGCCATCGTGATCACCTTTCCTGATGGTGCGCGTTTTGAGTATGAGCCGGAAACCAGCCACCTGGCAGTAACCGGAATAGCCACCGCAATCATTGAGGCCAGCGAGTCAGTAACTGTCACTGCCCCCAATATAACCTGTGCTGCCTCGGTCAAAATCACACTGGATACCCCCGAAGTGGAATGCACCCATAACCTCACCACCGCGACGCTGAACGTGAAGCAAGGCGGCACCATGAGCGGCACTATCACCCATACCTGCGGCCAGTTCTCATCCAATGGCATTGTTATCGATAAGCATGACCACGGCGGCGTATTGCGCGGCGGTGCTGATACGCTGGGGATAAAATGACAAGCGATAAATATAGCGGCATGAACCGCAACAGCGGCTGGCACATCGACGATATTGACCATATCCGCCAGTCAATCAGTGACATTCTGACCACACCGCAAGGCACGCGGGTAATGCGCCGTGATTACGGCTCACTGGTCTCAACGCTCATCGACCAGCCACAAAATCCCGCTTTGCATCTGAAAATGATGGCGGCGGTTTATGGTGCGGTGATGCGCTGGGAGCCGCGCGTAACACTGAATGCCATCAGTATCACTACTCAGGCTGACGGCAAGATGAGGGTGGATTTAACCGGTAGTCGCACCGACAGCGATAACCGGTTAAGCCTGTCCGTGCCACTGGGGGGCCAATAATGCCAACCATCGATTTAAGCCAGTTACCGGCCCCTCGGGTGGTGGAACCGCTGGATTTTGAAAGCCTGTTTGCCGTGCGCAAAGAGGATTTTATCGCGCTGTACCCAACTGAGCAGCAAGACGCGGTGCGTTTAACGCTGTCATTTGAATCTGAACCCATCGTGAAGCTGTTGCAGGAAAACGCCTATCGTGAGTTGCTGCTACGCCAGCGTGTCAATGAAGGGGCGCAAGCGGTGATGGTGGCGCACGCGATGGGGAGTGATTTAGACCAACTCGGCGCGAATAATGGCATTGAACGGCTGACCATTACACCGGCCAATCCTGATGTTATTCCCCCCATCACCGCAGTGATGGAGTCTGACGACGATTTCCGCGTGCGTATTCCGCAAGCCTTTGAAGGCTTGAGCGTGGCCGGGCCAACCGGTGCTTATGAGTATCACGCCCGTAGCGCCGATGGTCGGGTGGCTGACGCCTCCGCGATTAGCCCATCACCCGCCTGTGTCACGGTTACGGTACTTTCCCGCGAGGGTAACGGCGAAGCCCGGCAAGATTTATTGGATAACGTCTTTGCTGCGCTGAACGATGAGAACGTGCGGCCAGTAGCAGACCGCTTAACCGTCAATTCCGCTGTTATCGTGGAATACCAGATTGACGCCACACTCTATTTTTATCCGGGGCCGGAAGCCGAACCCATTCGGGCGGCAGCCGAAGCCCGATTACAAAGCTACATCAGCACGCAGCGCCGGTTAGGGCGCGATATTCGCCTTTCCGCGATTTATGCCGCTTTGCATGTTGAGGGGGTGCAGCGGGTGGAGCTGGCCGCCCCGCTGATTGATGTGGTACTGGACAGAACGCAAGCCGCCCATTGCACCGGTTATACCTTGACGGTGGGCGGCTCCGATGAATAAGCGCTTATTGCCGGTTGGCTCTACCCCGCTGGAGATCGCCGCCGCCCAAGCCTGTGCGCGCATGGCTAACATTGACGTGCCGTTGCGCCAGTTATGGAACGCCGACACCTGCCCGCTGGTATTACTGCCTTATTTGGCGTGGGCGTGGTCAGTGGATCGCTGGGATGAGCACTGGCCGGAAGCCACCAAACGCGCGGTGGTCAACGCCTCCTACACCGTCCATAAACGCAAAGGCACTATTGGCGCGATTCGGCGCGTGGTGGAGCCGCTGGGCTATCTCATCAAGGTGATTGAGTGGTGGAAGACCAACGAGACACCCGGCACCTTTCGCCTGGATGTCGGCGTGCTGGAAACCGGCATTACCGAAGAAATGTATCAGGAATTAGAGCGGCTAATCGACGATGCCAAGCCGTGTAGCCGTCATTTAGTCGGCCTGTCGATTAATCTGGATGTGACCGGAACTGTCCCTGTCAGCGCCGCCAGCTATGACGGTGACGCAATGACCATTTACCCCTATGAATGGACTCAATATGACGAATAAATACTTTGCCTTACTAACCCATATCGGCGCGACCAAACTGGCGAATGCCACCGCACTTGGCACCCGCTTAGAGATAACCCATATGGCGGTCGGTGATGGCGGCGGCACCCTGCCAACCCCCGATCCGGCACAAACCCAATTGGTGAATGAACAGCGCCGCGCCGCATTGAATTCATTAAGTATTGACCCGAGCAATCCCCGTCAGATGATTGCGCAGCAGATTATCCCTGAGACC